CAGGAATATACAACGGTGCTACTCCGGGACGCCTAGATCGTACCCGTGAGACGGTACGGAGGACTTGGTTTTCAGGTGCGTATACGTACCATCTGCCGACCGGATACGACTCCCGGTCAAAGATGATGCGTTACGCCCTGCTAGCTGACAGGCTAGGGATCAAGCCCACCCCAGAAACTCTCTGGGAACTGGCGCCTTGGAGCTGGGCGGTCGACTGGTTTTCGAATCTCGGAGACGTTGTTTCAAACGTTTCCGAGTTCAGTGTCGGCGGTCTGGTAATGCGGTATGGGTACATTATGGAGCACACAGTGTGCTCCGATACCTACACCCTCACGGGAAGCTCGCTTGTCAATGGGAGCTATCGTGATGTTGCCCCGCCTTTGACTCTTGTTACAGAGACTAAGGTAAGGAGGCAGGCAAACCCCTATGGATTTGGACTTACTTGGGAGGGCTTGTCACCCTTCCAGGCGTCCATATTGGCTGCGCTCGGAATTTCGAAGCGCGGCAGGTGACGGCCTCGGCCGTTCACTGCAAACACCAACAGTACAGGAGAGTTGCCTATGTCGTTCACCGACCCACAGTCCATCACCATCTCGGGCGCCACCACGTCGCTCCCACGCACCAGCGTGGGGACGAACCAGGCGGAGTACCGAAGTGCGGATGGCCTGCTGAAGCTAAGCGCAGCGCACGCCTACGGTAGGCGGACGCGACGTGTGCTTCGGTTCGACCACTCGAAAGTCGCGGCGGGTCTGTACGACCCCTCGCAGAACGCGTTGTACTCGATGAGTAACTACATCGTGTTCGACGTTCCGTCCCTGGGTCTCGGCTATACCAATGCCGAAATCCTTGCCGTGTACAACGGCTTCAAGGGGCTGTTCACCGCTTCCACGGACGCACTCATCGCCAAGACCATCGGCGGTGAGTCGTAAACGACCGGGAGCTCTTTCGTTTGGTAGTGTGCCTGTCTCTCATCGTAGTGTATACGGCGGGAGTTATCGCGTTGTACGTTTGCGATAGCCGGTAGTTGTATGACCGGTTGAGCACACTGTTGGACTCTTCATGGGCTACGGACTGCTGACCTCTGTTAGGAGGCCGCATGAAAAGCCTTATGACTCTCTGGATCAGACTCGCATCAGAACTCGCGGGTCTGTGCAGCACAAGCACCACCGCGGACTGCAAAACAGTTCGCGGGCGTGTCGAACATGAGGGGGTCTCGTTTCTAACGATATCCCTCACGAATTTTGGAAAAGAGTTCGAAACAGCTCTTGACCAAGGTTACGTGGCTCGCAGTTCTTTCGCCGGGTTCCGGCGGAAGAGAGGGCTCCCGTGCTTCTTATCGGGTTTCCTCGAGCGTGTGTTCGACCGTGATAGTGGGGTCTTGCTCGACCTCCCTGATGTGGAGGCAGTCCGAGCTGTAAGACAGCTGACGCTGATCTTCGGTAAGGTCAACCTCCCGTGCTCACCTGAGCGCGTGGATGCCGCCATTGAAGGGTACGTCGAGTGTGAGAAGAGTGTTCGGGTGCACGACGCTGCGATTACGGCCGAAGAATGGGCCGATTTCGATCGCGTGTCGTCGCTTTTGTTTGCGCGCTCCTTTACTGTAATGGACAGAAATGTCTACTGCGGACTGGATGTGCCCAGACACGGACCTGGTGCGACGTCAGACAAATTGCGTGGTAACGCAAAATACCGTCAGTCCACCTGGCCCGCCCGACTTGACAGGTACTTCCCTGCGGGGGATTACCTGCTTCCCAACCATCGTTTCCTAGATGAGTTGGAGTCGGTGAGCACTCTCGAACCCGAGGCCGAGATACCTGTGAAGGTTATCACGGTCCCTAAAACGCTCAAAACACCTCGTATCATCGGCGTTGAACCTACTGCAATGCAATATGTGCAGCAGGGGCTTCTCCGAGTAATACGAGACGCTCTAGACAGAGATGACTTCCTGTCGAGTGTCATTGGGTTCGATGATCAGACGCCTAACCAGCGTTTAGCCAGAGAGGGGTCCCTTCGTGGCGACCTCGCTACGCTCGACTTGAGCGAAGCATCCGATCGTGTTTCGAATCAGCATGTACGGCACCTGCTACGCAACCACGGCCATTTACATAATGCTGTGGACGCCTGCAGGAGTCGGAAGGCTGATGTTCCTGGTCATGGCGTTGTACGCCTAGCCAAGTTCGCGTCTATGGGTTCAGCTCTGTGCTTTCCCTTTGAAGCGATGGTCTTCACGACATTGATCTTCATGGGTATCGAGCAAGAGCTCAAGACCCACCTAACCCGGAGAGACTTGTACAGTCTCAAAGGCCAGGTGCGTGTCTACGGGGATGACTTGATTGTCCCCGTGGATTATGTGCAATCCGTGATTCGGGTCCTCGAGCGTTTCGGTGCTCGAGTCAACTCGTCCAAGTCTTTCTGGACCGGTCAGTTCAGAGAGTCTTGTGGTAGGGAGTACTACGCGGGTGAGGACGTATCACTAGTCCGAGTCCGCGAGGTATTTCCTGAGTCACGGGAGGACGCAACCGAAGTCATGTCGCTCGTGTCGCTGAGAAACCAGCTCTACCAGGCTGGCTATTGGCAAACGTGCAAGTGGCTTGATGAGCACATTCGGGGAGTAATCAAATACTTCCCGGTAGTGCTGCCATCATCACCGGTTCTAGGGCGTGTATCCTTTCTCGGGTTTTCGACGGAGAGGGTGCATGAGCACCTCCACACCCCCCTAGTCAGGGGGTACAAGGTGTCGGCTAAGCCACCACCAGATGTTCTGGATGGTACAGCCGCCTTAACCAAGTGTTTACTCATGCTGGAGCGGCGCGATGGATCTGGAAACAGCCAAACCGATCTTACGGGTATCAACCCTGGTCGACCTGGCAATCTGGACCTTAGCACTGCTTCTGGTAATGTGATGCACTTGGAGCGTTCTGGACGTCCCAAGTCTGTCCGCATCAAACTTGGGTGGCACTCCGCCGTGTAAGTGGCGGAGTTGGATCGAAAGGTCCGTAGGAGGTATCCAAGAAGCTTCCCGTCGATGTATCATGACGGGGGCGTAATGGATCTCCACTTGGTCCGGTCGGTCCCCTCCCAAGGGGGC